TCATTTTTACCTACACGTTCTAACGTAGTTTCGTATAGACCTATCTTACCAAAATGAAACTTGACTCTATGTAGAACTAAGGACGCATTTACATCAGAAGCAGATGCAGAACCTTGAGCTCTAGTAGGGTATATTGTTGGAAGTTTAACTTCGTATGGATAGATATAGCCTATAGTAAGTGTTACGCCTGACCAGTTACCCGGCAAGGTAAGTGTCGTGCCTGATATTGTAGGCTTGGCGTATCTACCAACTCGTGTTGAGTTAGTATTTGTGTCAATCACAACTAAATCGTGATTAGGAGTGGTAACTGTACTTAACCAACTAACACCAGTAAAGGTAGTTATATTCGTAGTTGAGTTAAAGCTGCCGCCGCTAACAGTAGTATGATTATCCACATGTAATAAGAAGTCGACATTATCTTGTACAATACTAGGGTCTGTTGTAGACTGCACTAATTTTATACTTTGTAGATAATAGTCACTATCTAGAAAGAAATACTCATCATTGATAATAAAATGATATGTCAATGGATTATTAAGCTTCCATTTAAACCATGCAGCCTGTTGTCTTTTTTCTGCGGTCTGGAAGTACTTGTAACCGAATACTGTATCACTTCCGGTTTTACCAATCAATACAATAGAGTTTTCTCTAGAGTTTGTCATTAAGTCTACATCTTTTGGTAGCAATGTAGGTACGATTTTACTAACTTCTAAAATATTAGGCTCACCTTCTCGAGCAGAGTTAGCCATTTCATTGAACCTACTAAACTTACCAGAGTTATCTAAATAAGCAACTGTTGTACCTAAAGATATAGGAGCTATATCCTTGTTATAATTAAACGTAGCTATACTTCTTAGTTTAGCTGTATCAGGGTTGAATACTGTATCATCTGATGCCAGTAAGAACTGTTGGTTTGTACTGAATACAAGTAAACCAGCGTTGATTTCTATACCATCAAACAAGTCAGATGGAAACATAGACGCAGCTGATATATCTACAGGGTCAGATGTTGATACTGTAAGAGCTGTTTCAATAAAGAAGTCAGGTTTACCTAACGTACCCGGCCTAGATGTTATGACATTTTCACCAGATAAAAAAGCTAGTCTGTTACGAAAGAACAATACTTTATTTATTCTACCACCAACAAATGAGGGTAGTGGGTTAGTAAAGTCATCCCCAACAGTTCTATCGAAATACTCAAATGGTCTAACTGTAAATGTTGTTGCAGCTGTACGCTGTATTACAAGTGGCATGTTAGTTAAGGTTTTAGCTATACCCGGCTTTGCACACTCGACCCAAGAGCCATTACCATCTTTATCGTTTTGACCTTCAAACTTTAAATAGTAGTCATCTTCTTCTGCTCTCAGAGCGTTAGCTACTTTGACTATGTAGCCATGCTTACACTGGTTAGGCAATCCTTGTACATCATTTACAGAAGTTTGCATAACTCTCATCGTGTCACTTTCAACAACGTTGACAGTAAACGGGTTGTTACTTGAAAGATATATACCGTTACCTATTACTTTAGCGGTCAATCCGGTGGGTAATTCTTGTAGTATACCTCCAATAATTGTATCAGCTGTAACGGCTGTTTGCGCATCAAAAGGTGTAGGCTCAGGTCTGATAAGTCCGTTACCGTTTGAGCCACCAAATACTGTAGCGTTTATCTGTGTAGTTTCTATCTCTTCTACACGTACAGTATATGTAGCATTGTTACCACCAGATGCACCACCCTGAGCTGAGTCTAGAGTTACAGTTACAGTGTCACCTACTTGCCACCCTTCTCCACCATGAAGTAAAGTTATATCACGTTGATAACTACATCTATAGTTTTGACCATCTGGAGATGGGTCACTTGTACTATAGTTATAGTTTGGACTTACACCTTGTTGACCGAGAATGTCGATTCTAAATATTAAGTTTTTCTTTGATCCTGAGTCGACGCTAAATACTTGCGTTCCGATACCGGGGCAAGTACCTGTGCCATCAGATTCATCCAGTGTATCAGCTGATATCTTAACACGTGTAGCACGACTGAGGTTTGTAACAGTAGCACTGTCAAATATATCAAGTCCATATTGTCTTCCGTTTTCTGTTCGTAGCAACTCTATCATTGCAAAATGTGGATCTGGAGTAGCTTGTGTTGTGCCTGTAGATCCAACTAAAGTATTAGAATTAGTAGAGTCCCTACTTGAAACAAATGTAGTATCATTGATAGTAAGGAACTGTAGGTTTTCTGGGTCACTTGTTGCTAGATAGTTTGTTACTGTTGTTTGATGATTAGTGCCATCATGTGTGTAGCTTGTGGTCATCTGTGTGCCGTCACTACAACGCCATACACGTACCTGACCATCAGATGCTACTTGTCCTATGTAAGATCCCTCGCTCTCGTCACGAAAGTAATGAAACCAAGACCCACCACTTTGTACATTAGTAAGTGCGTTGGTTCCAATTCTTTTAGCACCCGGTCTTTTGAACAGTCCTCTGGTAACGTCTGGTATAGCGTTTACTATTTCCGTGACTTGGCCGGGAAACTTTAGGTTGTCAGGCTGTTCTGACATGCCTAATGAGAACTGAGGTATAGTTTGTGTTACGCTTGCCATTATCGTCTAAGGTTTCTCCAAGGTTGGTAAGTTTGATATGCAGTGCCTTCTGGGAATCCCATCATGCTGTGATCTCCCTGATTACACTCGTACTCCATAAGAGCTGCTCTTGCTAAACCTTCTTGCTGTGTTAATAGTTTTACAAGATTAGGGTTTGATACAAGCTGTGTAGCTGCTAATCTAGAAGCTCTGTATGTAATGTATCTTCTAAATGTAATCGGTAGATCTTCAAAAGCATATAGTCTGACAACATCTAGATCTACGTCGCCATCAAACTCATCTGTATGATCTATCTTGTCATACAAAAATCCATTACGACGTACGAGGTCGTGATGTCTACGAGCTTGGTTATCGTGTAAGTCCATAGAAAGTATGTCATTACCTATTGCAATCTTTTTATTTGCGTCTGGTGTAAACTTTACATGATACTCTGTGTTAAAATGCCAGCCTTCTGCCTGTGTATCAACGTTAGAGTCTCTAAGTAAATTAAATATTACAGCAACTTCTGGGTTGTCAAAGTTTAAAGTAGTCTGTGGTGATTGACCTATGCTACCCAGTATAGAGTTCACTGCGGATAGTTCGGTATCGGTGTCAATAGTTGTGGTAGCCATAAGAAAAAAGGGAGCCGAAGCCCCCGTATAAAAATAAAAATTAAGCGTTAGCTGGATATGTAGTACCAAACGCAGCAGGCTTAGTTGTTGTTCCAGCGAACAATTCAACACAAGCAGCTGGGTTTAAGAAGTCTGCACCCATAGCTAGTCTTCCAAGGATTACGTCACCTTGGTATACAACAGAAACATCACCTG